AGAAAGATTAATAAAAAGAATAAAAACATTAAGAACTCAGTTAAATGAGAAGTCTTAAATAAGTTACAATTCAAATATATTTAGTACCTATAGGTATATATCTAGGCACCTTTATACCTATAGTGTACTAGAGTATTAAAACAATAGTACGGGGTGATTAAAATATGAAAAACTAATAAAGATAAGTTTATGGAATATGTAAACTTGAGACTAAGAGAAAAGAAATACAAAGAACGTTTATTGAATTCCAACATTACAGATATACAAATTAAAAGCATGGAAAAGACAAGACGGAGAAAAGTAGGTCAAATTTAGGAGGATATATTATGCAAATGAATGGAGAGGTGAAAGTAATGGTATTGCCGTATAAGACATTCAAAGAGCGTATAAGACTTACTAAGAAACATGAAAGAGATTATATAATAGAAAATTTAGGCCAATTTTTATATATGATGAGGAGGTAACAAAAATGTTAAAAAACTTTGAAATAGGAAGTAAGTATCAAATACTAGAATGGAGTGAAATAGAAAAGCTAGAAGGCGTTATAAAATATCCACATAAATTAATATATAACGGTATTAGCTTCTTAGATGAAATGAAAGAATATTGTGGTCATCAGTTCATTGCAAATAGAGTCGATGTATTTGATCGTCTAAAAAACACTTATAGGTGGGTTTACCCTTGGATGTGTGAGAGAGTACATTCAAGAGAAGAAATAGAAAGCCCAAATTCAATGAAATATGAAAAACACAAAGAAATATGTGAGGAACTTAATAAAATTTATAAAAATAAAAATCATGATTACGGGGACAGCTTTGGAGAAACTTATAAGAAATTAGGAATTATAAGTGCGGTTACTAGAATAACGGATAAAGTTAATAGGTTGCAAAGTTTATGTACTAAGGATGCTTTAGTAGATGAATCTATAAAAGATACTCTAAAGGATCTGGCCAACTACAGTATTATGACTTTAATTGAATTGGGAGAGAATGATGGATAATAGAATTTGTGATACGTGTGGAAAACCGATAACTGAAATGGGAATGTATATTTGCGAAGAATGTGGTGTGGATTTATGTGAGGATTGTTGGAGTAATCTTGATGGTAGATGCGGAGGTTGTTATATTGATTGGGGTGAATAAAATGGGAAACCAAATTTTTTATACAATTCAAAATGAAAATGGTTCTTTTATACCAAATAATTTATTTTTGGATTATGAAGTACCTGTTACAAACGCTCTTAAATTTTGTACATTAGAAGGTGTGAGAAAATATAAAGAATGTTTACGAAAAGATAAGATATTTAAAATAATAGAGGTTACTTGTAGCTTTAAAGAAGTGGAGGAAGAATAATTGAATTTTAAAGAATATCAAATCGAAGCATTAAGAACTAAAGGTAATTATACAGATAATATAGATCAACTTATAAATGGAGTGATGGGACTTACAGGAGAGAGCGGAGAAGTAATTGACATAGTTAAAAAATTTATGTATCAAGGCCATCAGTTAGATGAAGATAAAATAATAAATGAGTTAGGTGACACACTTTGGTATATAAATTTAATTGCAAATAGCATAAATATAAGTTTAGAAGATATAGCCAAATATAATATAGACAAGCTTCAAAAAAGATATCCAAAAGGATATTTTAGAGCAGAAGATAGTGTTAATAGGAGTGAATAAGTGTGGTTAAGAAAGGTGATTATTCAAATAAGGAAGATAATTTCATAAAAAATAATTACTTGAAAATGACCAATAAACAACTTGCTAAAAAATTAAATAGAAGTTCTGGAGCTATTGCTACTAGGTTAACAAAACTAAATTTACGTAGAATTAAAAAAAGTGAGCCTAAAACTATTTCAGAATGGATGGATATACATTTATCAAAATTGGATCCTAATGCTGGGGTAGGTGCAATAAAAAATAAATTTAAGATTAGTGCAATTGAATCTGAAAAAATATATAAGAATTGGAGAAAAAAATATACAGAGAGTAGAGTTATATAAGGCAGGTGAGAAACAGTGTTTAAAGGATACATTCCCACAGGTGGCAAGGATGGTAAAAGACCAACGGAAGAATATAAAGATAGAACAGATTTTTACAGTTTAGAGGATATAGAATCTTTAAATTCTTATGGTGGAGTATTAAAAGATAACATAATACAAATTGATATAGATGATAAAGAACAATCAGATATTCTTTATAAAATAATAAAAGAATTAGACATAAATACTACAGTTTTACAAACTACCCGAGGAAAACATTTTTATTTTCTTAATCCAGGAATAGAGAGAAGAAAGCAAGGATATTACACTGCACTAGGAATAAAGATAGATGTTGGACTTGGAATACAAAATGCAGTAGTGCCCTTAAAAGTAAAAGGTAGAAAGCGTAAGTTTTTAAAAACAGTAGAGGATATAGACATATTACCAGCATGGTTAATACCTCTTACCAAAAGGGAAATTAATTTTAGTACTATGGCTGAAGGTGATGGTAGAAATAGTAGTTTATATGGATATATATTAACTCTACAACAAAAAGGCTTAACGAAAGAGGATATTAGAGAAACTATAAAAATTATAAATAAACACATACTTAAAGATCCATTAGATGAAAAAGAAATAGAAGTTATTTTACGTGATGAAGCATTTTTAAAAGAAAGTTTTTATATAAAAAGTAAATTACAGTATGAGAAATTAGCTACTTATTTACGTGATAATGAGAAAATTATAAAAATAAATGATGAACTCCATATCTATAAAAATAATTATTATTCCAGTGATACAAAAGAGATTGAAAAAACAATGCTTAAATATATAAATAATTCTACTAATAGTACTAGAACCGAAGTATTAAGATACCTAGATCTATTATGTAAAAACACTAAAATGACTAATCCAAAATACATTACACTGGAAAATGGAATATTTGATTTAGAAAATAAAAAATTACTGGAGTTTAATAGCAGCCATATAATTAAGAATAAAATTTCATGGTCATATAATCCAAATGCTTATAGTGAAACTATGGACAAGACTTTAAACAAAATATGTTGTAAAGATAAGCAACTCAGATTGTTAATAGAGGAAATGATAGGTTATACATTATTTAGACGTAATGAATTGGGTAAAGCTTTCATATTAACTGGCCAAGGGGCTAATGGCAAGTCAACACTATTGGAGGTACTAAATGAATTACTTGGAGAGGAAAATATAGCTTCAGTATCTTTAGAAGAACTCAATCACCGTTTTAAAACATTTCAGTTGGAAGGTAAGTTGGCTAATATAGGTGATGATATAAGTAATAAGTACATTGAAGATAATAGCACCTTTAAAAAATTAGTTACTGGGGAAAAAGTAAATGTAGAGAGAAAAGGAAGAGATCCATTTGACTTTAAAAATTATAGTAAATTAATTTTTTCAGCTAATGAACTTCCAAGAATAAATGACCTTAGTGGTGGACTTAAAAGAAGATTAATTTTTATTCCTTTCAATGCAACTTTCAGCAAAAAGGATAAAGACTACGACCCATTTATACTAGATAAGCTCACAAGTCATGAAGCCATGGAATACTTACTTAAATTAGCTTTGGAAGGATTAAACAGAGTATTAATTAATCACAGCTTTACTCATGCTGAAGTATGTAACCGAGTTTGGGAAGAATACGAAGCTATAAATAATCCTATAGTTGGATTCTTAGAGGACAACGACATAGAGAATGAACCAGTAAAAGAAGTTTATTTAAGATATTCAGCTTGGTGTAGTGAAAATGGTTTAAAATCTGTTTCCAAACCTGTATTTGGCAGAGAAGTTAAAAAGCAAGGTTATAATTCGGACACTGTAATTAGAGTTAATGGGAAACAAAAACGTATTTATAAAAAGTTATAATTATGAAATTAAGGAAATGTAATTTTTTATATTAAAAATATGAATAATGTTCTTTGAAAATTGAATAGTACGGTATTATAAGCTAATTATTTACCAAAATATGAAATATATGATATAATTTCTATAAATATAAGATCAACTCATATTACTGTAATATTATATCTAAATATGTTTATGGAGGAGGGGTAATAATGGCTGAAACAAAGGACTTAGAAAAAATTAATTGTGGATTAATAATGCCTATATCTCAAATTGATGGGTGTTCAGCAGAGCATTGGTCAGAAGTTAAAAGTATTTTACTTGAAGCAACTTGTAGTATTTCAAATTATGAGTTTAAAACCTCATTAGTTAGCGAAGCAGATGATATAGGAGTAATACAAAAACGAATTGTTCAAAATATTTATAATTCAGATATAGTGATTTGTGATGTAAGTGGGAAGAATCCTAATGTAATGTTTGAATTAGGTATGCGGTTAGCTTTTGATAAACCAACTGTTATTATAAAAGATAATCATACTAATTATACATTTGACACTGGAGTAATTGAGCATCTCGAATATCCAAGAGATTTACGATTTGCTAAAATAGTAGAATTTAAGAAAAATTTGAGTAATAAACTTATTGCTACATTAAAAGAATTTAAGAATAATCCAAATCATTCTACGTTTTTAAAAAGTTTTGGACAGTTTAAAATAGCCACCATAGATGAACAGGAAGTAACCCCAGAAAAGGCTATCTTGCAAAGCATTGAAGATTTAAAAGGTGAAGTGTATAAAATTAAAAATGGGCTCAATAGAAAGTCATCATCGTCAGAATATCCAGTTGAAGCGATAATGAAAACTAAAAAAGTAATTGATGATTGTTTTGATGAATTATGTGTTACAACAATAAAGGATGTTGTTGAAAGAACTGATTTATATTCAAGAGTGATGAATGAAATTAACGCATCAAGATATTTCCAAGATGAAGAAGATTTTAAACTTTTCTATAATTATATGCTAACTAAATATGTAAAATATCCATTAATATAATATTTTCTATGATTAATTTATTTAATAAAAATACCGTAATACTCTTATCGCTGAGTAATACGGTATTTTTAAGTCTTAATTTAAATATACCGCAAGGTAAAAGCTATTGTTACAGATAGGTCATTCATTTGTAACACCCCTCCAAAACAGTAATAGTAACAGTTACAGTGGTTTTAATAAATATATTATGTTACAGATATTTTGTTTTATTTGTAACAGGCTCAACAATAGTCATATCAACACTTTACGGCTAGTGTGTTACAGAGTTACAGATAAAAAAATATTCTTTATATATTAAATTACTTTTAATATAACTTATTATATATAATAAAGAAATTATTATATATATGTAACGCTTTTTCTGTAACAAAATTGATTCAAACATAGTAATATAGCCAAAGTAGTTGTGACAAATACCCCTTAAAAGTGTGACAGATAAACTTAAAAAAAGAGGTGATTCATATAGATAATTATAAAAAAACTGAATATATGTTATATAATTATAAACAATTTAAAGTAGGAATTAAGAATATTTTATTAGAAATAGAAGATATAGAAAACTCATATCGAGGCATAGGAGCTATGCAATATTCAGATATGCCAAAAGCTCACAATACTAACAGCTCTATAGAAAAAGAAATAGAAGAAAAAGAAAAACGCATAGAACATTTAAATAAATTAATAAGTAAAAAAGAAAATATAATAAAGCGTGTTGATAATGCTTTAGAAGCTTTAACAGAGAGAGAACGTAAATTAATAGAACTTAGATACTTTAATAAAATACCTAATAATAGAGTTGCTGAAAAATTAGACTTAGCAGAGCAAACAACATCTACTATGAATAGAAAAATAATAGATAAATTGTCTACATTAATGTTCTTTTAATAAAATATTAATTTGTGATTAAGTCATAATTAATTTAATATGTTATAATGTTATTATACGGAGTACCCAGAGGAAGGGTACTCTTTTTTATTATGTGTAGTTGCCAAGGAGGTGAGTGTATGGCTTATGATGTACTAACAGTAAAGCAAAGTGATATGATTACAATGCTTATAGAAGGGCATAGTATAACGGATATAGCTAAGAAGTTAAATGTAACAAGGAATACGATATATGCATGGATGAATAAGGATAATGTTAAGGCTGAGCTGGACAGGCGTAAGCGTGAACTAGCAAACCAAGGTAACCAGATTATACTTAAGGATCTAACTACTTACATTGGTAATATAAAAGAGTTGGCCAATGATAACAGTGATAAGCGTGTAAGCCTAGCAGCTAACCAGTATTTACTTAATAGGATATATGGTAATCCCACTAATGTAGTAGAGGAAAATAGCAACGAAAATAACGATAATATAGACACTAATGTATTGGAAGAAGAACTTAATAAGTTTAAAAAAATACGTAGAATTAAGTGATATCAATGGTTATAGCCGTTTTTGATACATTCGCAAAAATTTCATTTAGCGAAGTTGTGATATAAGGGGGTGGTTCTAAAATATGGAGATGTGAAAGGCTCGTTAGCCAGTTCTACATTTTTTATAAAATTTTTAAAAGTCAAGATTATTAAAATATAAGGAGGTGAAAATCCTCCTACTTAAATGTGTATATGTATTGAATAGCACCTTAACGGGTGCTTTTTACATACTTAGCAAAGGCTAAGAAATAATATTTGCAGGAGTGGTGATTGTATGTGAGATATAAATTTAATACTAGGTGGAAAGGTAAAAATTTAATTTGCGCCTGCTTATTTGGTAATCCAGCCTGTGATAGATATAAAAAATGTGAAGTATTGGAATTAAAATTAAATCCTTATGAAGATATAAATAAGTGTATGGACCATAGGTCTTATAAAAGAATTAGAGGGAAAGTTCAACAATTATAGAGGATAATCTCCTAAAATGTAGAAATAAGATATTTTAGGAGGTGCTATATTAATAATGAATGATTTTGAATATGCTAATTATGAATTAGGTGAATTAATAAATAGTGAAGTATTGGGAAAGGATGTAAAAGAATTAACTAAACAAGTTGGTAAAATATCAGATGCTGATTATTATTGTAAGTGTTTAGATGCTGGTATTTTTAATAGAAATCAGGTTGAAATAGAAGGAATTAAACAATTTATAAGAGTGTTTTTTAAAATAATACTTAATGCAACGGAAGTGGATCCTATTAAAACACGAGAAGAAATTACAATGTTTTTGACAGGTGATAATTGTAATAAGAGAGTCGAAAATTTAAGTTCATATACTAATTATTTACTTAGCGATAAAAAATTTTCAGATGAACTAAAGAAAGTTGCTAAACAAGGTAAAACAATTGAAAATATTAAAACATCTTCTAATGCTTTGTGTGATGCTTATACAAAAGGGATTGAATATATTTCAAAAATATATTCATTAGTAAACATATTATTTTGTATTACTGATAATAGAGAAATTGATATAAAAAGTATTAACAAAAAAACATTATATGATAAATGTGAAGATATTAAATCACGAAAAGTACCTGAGTATAATATTTTAGTAGATTCAATTAATAGGAATATTAGAAATGCAGATGCTCATTTAAATATTAATTATAATATGAAAAAAGATATTTTTATTTGTAAATTGTTGAAAAAAGGTAAATTTAAAATTATTGAAATTCCATTAAATGATATGTGTTTTAGTATTTATCCTAAAATTGCATGGATTATTAAAGGATTCCTATATTCTATAGATTTAATTAAAATTTCATTAACTGATACAGATAAATTTATAGAATATTTCAATAAAATATTTCTATAAAAGTGAGGTGAGTGCATGACAGAGGAACAACAAAGTAGATATTTATTATTTAAATATCTTACAGAGCAGTTTACTATTGCTGGAGCTGATGATTCAGAAACAAAGGCTAAAGAACTTATTTTATCTAATAGTAATAATTTATTTGGTTATCATGGTTTAGCTTGGCAATTAGGAAAATTAAATATGGAGTTCTTTTGTATGTACTTTCTACAAGATACTTTTTTACCTAAAGAAAATAATGCAGCGGCTCCTATAGCTAAAGTCCATAAAGAAATATGGAGTGATATAGAAAACGCTATTATTGGGGAAGGGGCCGACCAAATAGGAAGAATACTTCCAAGGGGAACCGGTAAATCTGTTTTTGGGACTTTTGCTGGTGCCATATGGTCGCATTGTTATAAGCATAAAAAATATACTTTAATATGTTCAGATATAGGAAGTACGGCGGAGAAATTTATAAGTGATATTAAAAATACTTTACTAGAAAATAAATATATTAAAAAAGCTTTTGGAATTATTTTAAATGATAAGGATAAAAGATATAAATGTAACAGTACTCAACTTGAGTTAACAAATAAAACTTTTATTGAAGCCATTTCAAGTGCCAGTCCCATGCGTGGTAGAAAGTATGATAATTGTAGACCCGATTTTATTATTTTAGATGATTACCAAAGTGAAGATGACGTTAGAACAGAACAGGCCAGGGAAAATAAATGGAAGCGGTATTCAGATGATGTTAAATATGCTAGTCAAAAGGCAGTTATAAGAAATGATAAAATAATTAAAAAAGGAACTACTTTTATTGCATTAGGAACACTTCAACATAAAGAATGTTTTTATTCTAGATTATTAAAGATGCCTACTTGGAAATTTAAAAAAGAAAAAGGTGTATTGTTAGACGATATAGACTTGTACTTTACCACTGGATTGTGGGGTAAGTTCAAGTCTATTTTATTTAACTTTAAAAATGACAATAGGCTTGAAGATGCTAAAGAGTTTTATTGGCGGCACCAGGAGAAAATGAAATTTTCTTTACTGTGGAGTGAGTTTTGGGATTGTTTAGATATAGCCTTATCATATTATGAAAATCCTTCAAGCTTTAAGCAGGAAGTCCAGGGTGATGTTGATAGCATTGGTCAAAAGTGGTTCAAAGGTGTAAGAACTGAAACAAGAAAAGAAATAGAAACTCATAATTTTATTAAAACTATGCTTTTAATAGATCCAGCCAGTGGTGGAGGAAAGAAAAATGACTATAGTGCTTTCTTAGTTGGTTCTATGGGTGACAATAATTTAAAATATGCTCGTAAAGCTGAATTAGCTAAAATAAATGCTAGAACTGATTTTGATAGGTATGTGGACCATGCAATTAGACTATTAAAGGACTATCAGGATATAAGTCACTTGTATATAGAGAAAAACACATTTAACGGTGCTGATGCAAATGCCATTGAAAATAAAATAAATAATGATGCAGTGCTAAGAAATAGAAGCATTACTATAATTAACGAGCATCAAAAGAAAAATAAAGATGATAAAATAAGTACACTTATACCTTATATAAATAAAGGTCAAATTATTTTTGCTGAGGAAGATAGCGAGTTTACGGACCAGGTGGTAGATTTTAGAGGTCAAAAGTACAGTGTTCATGATGATGCGCCTGATATAACGGCTGAGTTTAGTCTAAGAATAGAAAATATTGAAGTAGTTGAAAATGTAGTATTATTGGATAGAAGAAAATTTGGTTTGTAGGAGGTGATTAAAATTATAAATATAGATTTACTTAAAAAAGCTTATGAAGAATATAAAAATAATAAAATTACTTATGATAAGATGTACCAATATTATAAAGGTAACACTGATGCAATGGCTAATTATAAAATGGTTACTGAAAGGTCAAATAATAAAACTCCAGTTAACTATATTAAGAAATTTATTAAAGAAGAAGTTAGCTACAGTGTTGGGAATGATGTAAATTATATTTCTAAGAGTGGAAATGAAAATATAGTAAATGATATAGACTACTATATTGACCATTGGAGTGAAGGACACGATAGTAATTTAGCTAAAAATATGCTTATATATTCACTCTCATATGAATTATATTATGTAGATAGAGAAGGTCAATTTTCTAGTAAAGTAATACCGCCAACACAAGGATATGCTACCATAGATGATTTTGGTAACATATCTTTTTTTATGCACTCTTATAAGCTTAAATTTGATGATACAACTTACATTGATGTGTACACAGATAAAGAAATATTGCATTTTAATGATGAGTTTGAGAAAATTAATAAACCTACAAAACATATTTTTGGTGCTGTGCCAGTGGCATTATGTCAATTAAGCGAAGAAGGTAAAGATGATACCTTATTTAAAGACTTGAAAGGACTTCAAGATGCTTACGAAACGAATTTATCTGATATAAGTAATGAAATATCAGATTTTAGGAATGCTTATATGGTGCTTACTGGAGTAAGTATAAATGAGGATGATATTCCAGAGATGAAAAAACTTGGAGTAATGCAGATTAAAGACAAAAATGGCACTGCAGCTTGGTTAATTAAAAATATTAATGATACATTCATTCAAAATACTTTAAATACTTTAGAAGATAAAATGTATCAGCTTTCTAGCCATATAAATCATAATGAAAAAATGCAATCAAATTTAAGTTCATTAGCTTTAAGAGCTAGATTAATAGCTTTAGAAGAAAAGTGCAAGCTTAATCAGAAAGCCATAGCAGATTGTATAAAAACTAGGCTTAAGTTTTTATTTATATATTTAAAAGTAATAAAAAATAAAAATTATGACTTCAGAGATATAAAAAGTAAATTTACTCCAAACATTCCACAAGATGATTTAATGACAGCTCAGGTCATAAGTCAATTGGGAGATAAACTGTCTACTGAAACAGGTTTAAGTTTATTAAGTTTCATTGAAAATCCTAAGAATGAGTTACAGAAGCTTAAAGATGAAAATCCAATAGACTTAGATAATATGGACTTTGGAGCTGATGAATAATGACCAGAGAAGAAGAATTTAGCCAAGGATTATATGATGAAGCTAATGAGCAGCTAAAAGAAGTTTATAAAGAGCAGAAACAGAATAGAGATGAACTATTACAGGCCATTGCAATGATAATTTTAAACTATACTGTTTTAAACGGTATAATGAGCCTTATGGGAAAAGATAAATCTAAGGAATATCAAAGACTGTCCAAACTAATTATCAACGCTACACAAGGCCAAAAGAGCACACAGGCACATGTTATAAATAATATTTTAGGTACCACTGTAAAAAACAGCTTTAAATACTATTCTTACAATGTAAATTTGAAAGATGTTAAAAAAATAGTAGATACTAATTTTAAAGGTAAACATTTTTCAACTAGAGTTTGGGAAAATGAGAAGGCAGTTGGGGAGCATTTGCATAAGCAAGTTAAACAATTTCTTGATGGTAAGATAAATATAAATCAAATAAAAAAGGATATTGAAAAAACATTTAACACTAATGCCTATAATGCTAAAAGATTAACAGAAACTGAGGTTGCTAGATGCTCCAGTAATGCTTTTGATAGATTTTGCATTGAAACTGGAGTAAAAAAAGTGAGATATAATGCTACTTTATGTAATACATGTGATAAATGTATGGCCGACCACGGCAAAGTATTTGATTTTAAGGATAAAAAAGAACTGCCGAGACATCCGATTTGTCATTGTTTTTATGAAATAGTTGAATAATTAATCGTGTCTTTAGTCTTAGGGTTAAAGGGACAAATAGGAGGAAAGTAAAATGTTAAAAAGTGAATTGTTAAAATTAATAGAAAGTATAGAAGATAATGGAGAAGTTGATGAAATGTTAAAAGGCACAGATTTTGCAAAGTCTATGCTAAGCTTAGACAATTTTAAAAATTTAGTTGCAACTGATAAAGATTTTAAATCCTATATGGATAGTGAAAAGGACAAATATAATTCTAAGGCATTGGATACTTGGAAACAAAATAATCTACAAGATTTAATAGATGAAAAAATAAAAGAATTATATCCAGAGGACGATCCAAAGGATTTAGAACTAAAAAAATTACAACAAGAAATGGAGAATATGAAAAAAGAAACTTTAAAAAAAGAGTTAACTAATAAAGCTCTTAAAATAGCTACTGAAAAAGGTCTACCAACTGATTTGGTAGATTATTTTATTGGGCAAGATGAAGAAGCTACAAATAAGAATTTAGAAACTTTAGAGAAGGTATTTACTGATAAGTTAGAAACTACAGTAAAGGAAAGGTTGAAAGATAATAGTTATACTCCACCAAGTGGTAGTGCTGGAGTTAACAACCCTTGGAGTAAAGAACATTTCAATTTAACAAAACAGGCTCAAATATTAAAAGAAAATCCAGAACTCGCTGCACAATTAAAGTCGGCAGTAAAATAATTAAATTTTAGGAGGAATGTAAAATGTCAACAAAAATAAGCGATATTATAGTACCAGAGGTATTTAATCCTTATGTAGTACAAGAAACAAATAGATTGGATGCGTTTGTTCAATCTGGAATCATAGCGAGTGATCCAGAATTGGATGTTTTAGCAACTAGCGGAGGTATAATTGTTAATATGCCTTACTGGAACGATTTGGAGGGAGATTCAGAGGAACTTTCCGATAAGGGTTCATTAACTGTGAATAAAATTACAGCTGGACAAGACAGAGCAAGACTGCACATGAGAGGAAAGGCATGGGGAGTTAACGACTTAGCAAAAGCTTTAAGTGGTGATGACCCAATGGCAGTTATAGGTCAAAAAGTTGCTAAATTCTGGGTAGGAGAAAGAAGCAAAATATTGTTTAAATCTTTAGCTGGAATCGAAACAACTGCTTCAAGTAATTTACATGACATATCTGCTTTAACTGGTGCTGAAGCTATAATTAGCGTTGGTACTGCACTTGATGCAAAACAAAAATTAGGAGATAATGCTTCAAAGTTAACCGGTATAGCAATGCACTCAGCAGTGTATACGAAATTACAAAAGAATAATGAAATTGAATTTGTACCAGATTCTGAAACAAAAGTTCAAATCCCATATTACTTAGGCTATAGAGTCATTGTTGATGACCAATGTCCAAACAGCTCAGGAGTTTATACAACTTATTTATTTGGACAAGGTGCTTTTGGCTTAGGGAATGGTGCAGCACCAGTACCAACTGAAACTGATAGAGATAGTTTGGCTGGGGAAGATGTATTGATTAATAGACAACACTTTTTATTACATCCAAGAGGAATTAAGTGGACTGAAACTGCAGTAACTGGGAAAACACCAACTTTTGCAGAAATTGCTACCGCTGATAATTGGAATAAAGTATATGATACAAAGAATATTAGAATAGTGATATTTAAACATAAAATAGCATAGTAAAAGGAAGTTTAGACTTCCTTTTATTTGTGTTTATGGAGGTGTATAAATGGGTTTAGCTACCTTTAATAGAATGAGAAGACAATTAGAAAAAAAGAAAAATAAAATTAGTTTGGAAGATATGACAATTAAAGAATTAAAAGAAGAATGTAAAAGGTTAGAATTAGAAGACTATAAAAATTTAAAGAAAGAAGAATTAATTGAATTACTTAGGGGTGTTTTAAATGACTAATAAGCAAAGAAAGGCTGTTTTAGTTATTAGGAACTATTTAAACAAAGATTTAGAAGATAATTATATATTAGAAAATTATGATTTAGCAGTGGAGCAGTTAATTAATAATGCTGATAAATTAGAAAATATAAAAACTCCTGGAATTAAATCTATGTCTGAGGGTAACCAATCTATAAGTTTTGATAGTAATCCTTGGAGCATAACAGAAGATGTTAAAGCTTTATTACCTACGCCCTACGTAAGGATGTGGTAATATGGGAGTTTTATTTAAAAATGCAGATATAACTATATATAATAAGTGGTATGATTCTATGAATGATATAGATAAATATCAAAGAACAGTCATTAAAGGAGTTAATTGGCAAAGTAAAAGGAATGGTACTGTTAGTGATAAGGGATTATTACTTGCAGATAGTACACTTATATTTATAGATAAGTTAAATAATTATGTTAGTCCTAAGAATTTTTTAAAATTATCTAATGAAGAAAGACCTAATTATTTTACTTTTGCTCCAGGAGATAAAATTGTAAAATGCATAACTGACTTTGAGGTAACAGGTATCAAGCCCTATCGCATAGCTGATTTAGAATCTGAATTTGATGATGTAATAGATATTAAATCTGTTAGTAAGTTATCCAGCCATTTTGAAGTGGAGGGAGTATAATGGCCACTACAGTTAGAGTGCAAATTGATAAGACAGAAAAAATTTTACTAAAAAGATATTTAAATAAAAATGGTCAAGCACAAATAAAGTTCACACAAGAAGTTGCTAAGCAATGTAATAATTATGTTCCATTTCTCACTGGTAGATTAAAAGACATGAGTGTTGAATTAAAAATAGATAAGTTAATTTATAATGCTCCGTATGCTGCTAAACAATATTACACTAATAAAGGCGGCAACAGAGGAGCTTTAAGAGGTAAGTATTGGGATAAAAGAATGTGGAGTGACCGTGGGGATAAAATAGTTCAAAGTATAGCAGCGTTTTGTGGAGGTAAAACAAAATGATAATAGATAGATTAAGAAATTATATAAGAAAATGCCCTCACTTAGACACTTTTAATAATGCTATAAGGGTAAATGTAAATTATCTAGAACCTAATGTAGATACCTATTCTATAGAGGAAGTTCCAATAGAGCCTATAGTTAAAAAGTATGTTAATGGAGATAGTATACGCCAATATGCTTTTATTTTTACGTCTAGAGAGCCTTATGGAGCAGACGTATTAACCAACATAGATAACAGCGGATTTTATGAAAAGTTCGCCGAATGGATTGAGGAAAATAACAATAATGATATATTGCCAGTGCTAGAAAATAACTTAGAACCTTTAGAAATTAAAGTTACTAGCACTGGCTATGCTTTTGCAGTAACGCAGGACACTGCACAATTTCAGATACAGTTAAAATTAAAATATTTTAAGAAAGGAATGATATAAATGGCAGTTAGAAAGAGAAAGATACAAGCAAATTATTTAGAAGTAGCAGGTGCATTTGAGTTACTAGGAACAGGCTTTACAGAGTTAAATGAAAGTCCTTCAGCCCAAACTACTAGTAAAAGATATATAAATCAATCAAGTGCAAGTCAAAGTATTACCGGATATGAGTGGGCTACTGAATTTACAGCGGATCAAATTGCAAGTGAAAAGGCTATAGAACATATTAGAAATATTGGGGAAATGCAATTGACAGGTCCAGATACTGAAACAGATTACTTAATAGTAGATTTGGATAAGCCTTCAGATACTACTGGTTTTAGAGCTAGAAAATTTAAAGTAGCAATATCAATTGATTCTTTTCCAGATAATGATGGGGAATTAGGAATCGAAGGTAGTTTCTTAGGGATTTCGGATCCAATATTAGGAACATTTGATACAACTACTAAAAAATTCACAGAAGGTTTTACACCTAAAACAGAAGGAACAACTACAATTGAGGAGGGTAAATAATGAAAATTAATGGAGTGGAATTACAAGATATTGATTTCTTGGATTTAGAAGTAGCTGAAAAATACGAAAAAGCACTTAACAATGTGGAAAAAATAGCTGCAAGTTTAGAAGGTGCCACCATAACTGAAAGCATCAGAAAACAGTGTAACGCAGTGTTTGACAGTTTCAATATACTTTTTGGAGAAGGTACGGATAAAAAGATATTCGGTAATAAAGTTAATTTACTTACTTGCTTGAAAGCATTTGAAGAGCTGGTTGAGTACGTTAATACACCAAATGAAGAAGTTAAAAGTTTTGTAAATAAATATTCTCCAAACAGGGCGAAAAGACGTTCTAAAAAATAATGAACTTGTTAATTGATTTAGTACCAACTACAATTGAAATAGAGGATGTGGAATATGAAATAAATAGTGATTTCCGCACCTCTATTTTATTTGAGCTTTTAATGCAAGATAATGAACTGAGTGAAGAAGATAAGATTATACAAGCCTTACAACTTTATTATCCTGTTATACCACCTAATATTAATTTAGCTGTAGATAAAATGTTATGGTTCTATAGATGTGGGAAGGACATGATACCTTCTAAAGGTAGTGGAAAAGGCAAAGGAGTAACACAAATTTATAGCTTCGAATATGACGATGACTACATCTATTCAGCCTTTTTAGACCAATATAGAATTGATTTGCAAGACATAGAATATCTACATTGGTGGAAGTTTAAAGCAATGTTTAAGGCTCTTAGGGAAGATAATGAGATAGTAAAAATAATGAGATATAGAAGTATGGATTTATCTAAAATAAAAGATAAAGAAGAAAAAAATTATTATAGAAAAATGCAAGAGTTATATAAGATTCCAATCGCTAAAGATGAAAAAGATAAGTTAGAAGAAATAAATAATATCTTACTAAATGGTGGAGATGTTAGCAAAGTATTGTAAAATGTTCTTCCTGTAATGTATAATCATGTTAATGGGAGGGATCACAATGGGAATCTTTAGTAGGAAGAATAAAAATGGTGATAGAAGTGTTAATTTATCCTTCATAGATGGAATAGAAGGATATGGAAAGGGATTAGCTGTTGAGCTTAGCATAAATACAAAAAAAGAATGTTTAACTATAAAATCTAGAGTGGTTAAAAAGCCAGAAGTTAATTTAAAGTTTGAACAAATAACAGGTATAAATGTTATTAGTGAAAAAGATATAATAGAGAAAAGTAAAAGTACAGTCGGAAGAGCGGCAGTTGGTGGAGTTTTATTAGGCCCCTTAGGTGCTATTGTAGGTGGTATGAGTGGCATAGGTAACAAACAAAAAAGTAAAACTCATTATTATATGGTTATAAACTATATGTCTAAAGATAGGGAAGTAAAAGTTTTATCTTTTGAAATAGTTGGGGCAAGTTTACACTGGTCATCATTTGTGGAAGGATTAAGAAGTAAAATAAATGCTGAAACCTTAGAGAATGAGGAAGTATATTTATAACACTTGGGAATCCAGGTGTTATTTTTTTATGATTGAAAGAGGTGATTAATATTGAAGAAATAAGATGTCCTAATTGTAATCAGTTATTATTAAAAGCTGATTATGCTAAAGGAGAAATAAAATGTACAAGATGCAAGAAAATAATTAAACTAGAAATTGAGCAAAGAACAGAGCCAAACCACACCATAGAGTAGTGAGTGAGCCTGTCTTTTTTTATTTTATTTAAAAAGGCAGGTGAAAATTATATGGCAGATGGTAGCATTGTTATAGATACTAGAATTGATAGTAGTGGTGCTGAAAAAGGAATAGGAAAATTAAATAGTATAGCTAAAGCTGGTGCGAAAGGTTTTGGCATTGCAGTAGCAGGAGTTGCTACTGCGGTAGGTGGGTTATCTATTGCAGCGGTTAAAGTTGGAATGGGTTTTGAAGAAGGTATGTCTAAAGTACAAGCTATTTCTGGTGCTACAGGGGAAGAAATAAAACTTCTTACAGATAAAGCAAAAGAAATGGGTGCTAAGACTAAATTTAGTGCTGGAGAAAGTGCACAGGCATTTCAATATATGGCTATGGCTGGATGGAAAACTGGCGATATGTTAAACGGTATTGATGGAATAATGAATCTAGCCGCAGCGTCTGGGGAAGATCTGGCACTGGTTTCTGATATTGTTACGGACGCTCTTACTGCGTTTGGTATGTCTGCTAAAGATAGTGCTCAATTCGCAGATTTATTAGCTAGTGCTGCAAGTAATTCAAATACCAACGTTTCAATGTTAGGTGAATCTTTTAAATATGTTGCTCCAGTTGCAGGTGCTTTAGGACATAGTGCTAAAGATACAGCCTTTGCTCTTGGTTTAATGGCTAACGCTGGAATAAAAGGTAGTCAAAGTGGTACTGCGTTAAGAGCATCTTTAACTAATTTAGCACATCCTAGTAAGCAAATGGCTGAGGAAATGGATAGATTGGGAATATCTTTAGTTGATTCTAATGGTAAGGTTAAAGAAGGTAAAGCTCTTTACGATGAGTTAAGGCAAAAATTTAGTGGACTTACAGATGCTCAAAAAACTCAATCAGCAGCAACTATTTTTGGTAAAGAAGCTATGAGTGGAATGTTAGCTATTATTAATGCTTCAGAAGGAGATTACAATAAACTTTATAACAGTTTAACCAATTCAGCAGGTGCAGCTGAAAACATGGCTAAAACTATGCAAAATAATCTAGCAGGTTCAATTGAACAGCTAGGTGGAGGTTTAGAAACATTAGGATTAACTGCTTATGACAAATTTAAGGGGCCTATGAAGGATGCTATTGATACAGCAACGGAAGCAGTAGATTCTTTAGTTGATAGTCTTGCAAATGGACAATTAGGCGAAAGTGTAGATAGAATAGCAGTAAGTTTTGGGAAATTAATAGAAAAGTTATCTGAAAGTGTTACAAACTGGTTACCTAAAATAATTGATGCTTTAGCATGGATAATGAATAATGCTAGTTTTATAGCTTCAGGAATAGCAGGAATAGGAACAGCATTAATGGTTTTAAATGTTGCTAATATGATAATGGGCTTAGTTGAAGCTTTTAAAGCTTTTAAAGCAGCTAATGAAGGGGCAACTGTAGCACAATGGTTGCTAAATGCTGCGATGGCAGCTAATCCTATAGGATTAGTAATATCGATTATAGCTGGATTGATAGCTGGAATAATAGTTCTTTGGAACACTAACGAAGGTTTTAGAAATGCAGTAATAGGTGCATGGAATGCTATTTTAGGAGCGGCTCAAACAGTATGGGGCGGAATAGTTAATTTCTTTACTGTGGATATACCTGCCGCATGGCAATCAGTATTAGATTTTTTTAATGGTGTACCTGGTTGGTTTGCTGATCTATGGACTACAATACAACAAGCTTTTGTAGATGGTTGGAATGCTATAGTAAATTTCTTTACACAGACTATCCCACAATGGATAAGCAGTGTGGGAGAATGGTTTAATGAATTACCTCACCTAATTGGTTATGCCTTAGGATATGCTTTAGGAACTATAGTTAAGTGGGGAGTAGACACATGGAATTATCTTGTTACCAATGTACCTATTTGGATAAATAATGTTGTTAACTTTTTTGCTACATTACCAGGTAGGATTTGGACTTGGTTAGTTAATACAATTAATAGAATAGTAAATTGGGGACAACAAACTTATACCAATATGGTTAATGCTGCTACGAGGGCTATAAACGCAACTATTCAATGGTTTGCTACTCTGCCAGGGCGAATATGGACTTGGTTGGTTAATACTATATCTAGGGTAGCAGAATTTGCAGTTAATCTAGCGAACAGAGCCCGAGAAGCCGGAGCTAATATGGTAACTAATATAGTTGAAGCAGTTAGAAATTTACCTTCTAGATTTTTGGAGATAGGTAGAAATATTGTAGAAGGTGTATGGAATGGTATTACTGGAATGGCTGGATGGATTAGGGATAGAGTAAATGGATTCTTTAGTGGAATTGTAGATGGTGCTAAAGACGCTTTAGGTATACATTCACCTTCCAGAGTTTTTAGGGACCAAGTAGGAAAATACATGGCCCAAGGTGTTGGAGTTGGTTTTACTGATGAAACCGATAATATAAAAAAATCTATGGAAAAAGATTTATCAAACCTTACTACTAAAATGAAAACTACAGTTGACTTTGAAACTTCTAGAACATCAAGAGCAATGACCGCTGGAGTTAATAAAACTATAAATAATACGAATGAAACAGTAACTAATAATGATAATGGATTAACTTTAAAAGTTGATAAGTTTATAAATAATACAAAACAAGATATAAAAGACATAGCCGAAGAACTTGAATTTTATAGAAAACGTAATTCATTAGCGACAGGAGGGATATAATGGAAGTTGGATTTATTTGGAAGGGTATTCATAGCAATGAGAAGGGATTAAAAATTATATCCCTTCCTAATATCACAACTCCAGAAAAAAGGGAAGAAAAAATAATTATTCCAGGAAGAGATGGATATTTAACACAAAGTGATGGGGGTTATGAAGGTGAAGTTAAACCTGTAGAATTTGATATTAAACATGATAACTTTGACGAAATTAAAACATGGTTAAATGGGAGTGGAGAAGTTATATTTTCTAATGAGCCAGATAGATATTATAAAGCAAGAATAATTAATAAATTAGATTTAGCTAGAGTTCTTGAAAAGTTTCATAGCGGAATAATACAATTCGATTGCCAACCATTTGGTTATTTACAAAAGGAAGTAATGCAAATAATTACTCCAACTACTATTTATAATCAAACCAATAAAGATTCTGAGCCTTATATAAGGGTTTATGGTAGTGGAACTATAACATTAAATATAAATGATAAAGTTATTAAATTTACTAATGTTGAAAATTATATAGAAATAGATTCAGAATTAATGGAGTGCTATAAAAATGGTATGAACCCAAATAAGTAGACATTTTTAAAAGAAGCTGTTTATTTCTAAACCACACTTCGGTATTCAACTGGAG